TCGCCAAGGACATGATTGCTAACGGTACAGCCACTAATGAAAGCAGTCGAGCATTGCTGGCTCAATTTCCTCAATTAGGCAAACAATTTACAGATCTACATAGACAAACACAAAGCAATGTGGCTATCAGTAAACAGCAGATGAATCAGACTATGAACATCGGTAGGGTTGAAGGTCCAGCAAGTTTAAAAAGAATTAAAACCGCAGCAGCAGCTAATGAATCTTTACATGGTGTAGCAGCCAGCGCGGCAGCATTTGGTAGAGTGCAGGAAGATGCTATCAAAATCGGAGAAGACCAGCAAGATTCAACTACTAAAAACACAGACAAGATGGCGGAAGCCTTGAATAAGTCTAAAGAAAAACTAGCGGAATTCAGCAACGGTTTCCAAATGGCATTGGCAAATAGCGGACTATTAGATCTATTGATGAGTGCGTTTTCCACATTGGCTAATTTTGTAATGACATGGGTAGTTCCTGCATTTAATATCATAGCAGCAGTTCTACAAAAAGTATGGACTGGATTTACAATATTGCTAGCACCAGTGATTGACTTAATTAGTAGCAAGCTCGGCGGTGGCGGACTAGCAGGAACCATTGAAACTATCGATGGTATAATGAATGCTGTATTTCCAGTGCTGTCTTCTATTGTTAGGGGAGCTATCACAGCCTTTGAAGGAATATGGACAGCAGTTATGAGTTTGTTTGATCCGTTCCAACGACTGTTTGATGCTTTCGGTGTTGGCAGTGATGCCACTACTGTGCTAACTGATTATTTCTTATTTTTAGGTGAAACGATCGGAGGCGTAGCCGAATTTTTAGGAGCGTATTTTGGAATGCTTATTGATGCTGTTACATTTGTTGTTCATTGGTTTAAAGAAGTAGTAAACAAATCAGAATTTTTAACAAAAGTATTTTCGGCTGTAGGTGATGCTGTAAAAGTATCAATCAGCACTATACGAGCGTATCTTAGTGCAGAAGGATTTCGATCGTTAATGGAATTACTCACTGACAAATTTATGGGTTTGGTTGATACGATATTAGATCTAATACCCGAGTGGGCAGGTGGTATATCTGATGAAGAAAAGAAAAAACGAGATGAAGAAAGAGCTCTCCGCGCAACAGCTAGAGATGCGAGATTAGAAGCTGTACTAGCAGAAAAGGATCAAAAACTTAAAGCAGCAAAAGAAGGAGTCAAACAAGACTCTGCTAAATTTCAACAGCAAAAACTTCATCTAGGTAAAATGGGCGGCTTACAAAAAGAAGAAGAAGATGCTAAAAAGAAAGCAGCAGAATCCAAAATTCCCAAAGACTATACCGATACTACAAAACTACTAGGTGCAGAATTACAAGCCCAACAAAGCGATATACTGCCTCCTAAAACCAAAGAGGAAGCCAAAGCGGCAGTAGCGAATATTAAACCAGTAGGTAAGGCTTCCGAGGATCTATTAGCCGCCGGAGCATCGTTGGATGTAATAGCTAAAGAAAAAGCAGCCAAAGCTAAAGCAGATGCAGAAGTCAAAGCCAAAGCAGAGGCAGACGCCAAGACCAAAGCAGATGCAGATGCTAAGACCAAAGCAGATGCAGAATCCAAAACCAAAGAAGAGAAAAACAAAAAACCAGAATCTGCAGAAACCCTGTTAGCGGAGTTAAATACTAAGATGGCACAATTACTAAAACACGCAGCTACCACTACTTCTAATACCTATGCTACCTATGAAGCTGCTAAAAGTCTAAACGGGAATTTATATAAAGCATGAGTTGGAAAAAATACTTTACACCGGTAGAAGTTAACAATGGATCTTCCAGCAGTAATGCAGGCGGCAGTAGTCGCGGCCGGCCAGGTCCAGCACGGGCGAATTATTCATCTTTTTTACCAGACGTTTATGCTGGTAGTCCAAATCGTGTTGAGAAATACATGCAGTACGATACCATGGATATGGACAGTGAAGTTAATGCTGCCTTAGATATCCTTGCAGAGTTTTGTACACAGAAAGATAAAGAGAATGCAACACCATTTAATACATTTTACAGAGGCACGCCTACTGCTACAGAAGTAAAATTAATCAAAGATGCATTGCAGAAGTGGTGCAAACAACAACAATTTGAAACTAGAATTTTCCGCATAGTGCGTAATGCATTTAAGTACGGAGATTGTTTCTTTGTTAGAGATCCACAGAATAAAAAATTATTGTTTGTCGACGCAGCTAAAGTTACAAAAATTATTGTCAACGAAAGTGAAGGTAAAACCCCTGAACAATATGTGATAAAAGACGTTAATTTTAACTTTAAAGAGATGATAGCTGTAACTCCGCACGGTACAACAAACACAGCACCTAGTGGCACTGGCAGTTATACCACGGGAGGTGGATTTGGTCGAGGTATGGTAGGAGCAGCAGCGCAACCACCAGGAACTAGATTTCACAATCAAACAAACGAAATAGCTATAGATGCTAAAAATGTTGTGCATGTTTCATTATCAGAAGGCTTAGACAATAACTATCCGTTTGGTAATTCACTGTTAGAAAGTGTTTTTAAAGTATACAAGCAAAAAGAATTGCTTGAAGATGCTATCATTATCTATCGTATACAACGTGCTCCGGAACGTAGGATTTTTTATGTTGACGTTGGTAATATGCCAGCACACATGGCTATGGCATTCGTCGAACGTGTTAAAAACGAAATCCAACAAAGACGTATTCCTTCAGCTACAGGTGGCGGAGCTAATGTCATAGACGCTTCATATAATCCACTGAGTGTCAACGAAGATTACTTCTTTCCGCAGACTGCAGAAGGCCGCGGTTCAAAAGTTGAAACACTGCCAGGTGGTACCAATCTAGGTGAGATTACAGACTTACGTTATTTTACTAACAAATTGTTTAGGGCTTTACGCATTCCTAGTTCATATCTTCCTACAGCTATAGATGAACAACCTAATAATCTAGCAGACGGTAAAGTTGGAACAGCAGTAATCCAAGAATTAAGATTCAATGAGTATTGCAAACGATTACAGAGCATGATCGTTGAAACATTTGATCTAGAATTTAAATTATGGCTGCAATGGGAAGGAATTAATATTGATTCTAGCCTATTTGAATTAAAATTTAATACCCCACAGAATTTCGCTGCATATCGACAATCAGAGCTTGATACTGCCCGCGCAGCAACATTTAGTCAGGTAGTTGCAATTCCGCATCTCAGCAAACGTTTTGCGCTAAAGAGATTCTTAGGCCTAAGCGAAGAAGAGATCAAAGAAAACGAACGTATGTGGAAAGAAGAAAACGGAGGCAAGCTACAAGCTCCGATGGACGCTGGTGCAGAAATGAGATCAGCAGGCATAACCCCAGGCGGAATGGCCACCGATGTAGCCGGCCAAGACGCAGAAGCTGCTCCAGACATGGCAGCAGCCGCAGAAGCAGGAGCCGCAGAAGCTCCGGCAGAACCTCCAGCTCAGTAATAAATACATTATGCTTCTAATAGAATTTTTTCAGTTTAGTGATAAGAATAACGACTTCGTTAACGATCGTAGATACGATAACAAACGGGACAGCTCTGTCTTGGAAAAGTCTGACACTCGAAAGATAAGATTGACGCTTAGACAGATCAATCAACTGAGAATGCAAACAGAAGCCCACGATGCTGAACGCGAGTCTGAAATGGGGTTTATACAACAAATGTACGGAGCCCCAGCCGGTGAAGAAGCAGCAGCAGCATAATGACACTGCATTTGTACTCGGAAATGGTACTAGCAGACTTAACGTAAATCCAGAAGCATTATTAAAATTAGGAACTGTCTATGGTTGCAATGCGCAATATAGAGAGTTTTCTCCACATGTGTTAGTAGCAGTTGACGTAAAAATGGTCAACGAGATCATCGCAGCGGGCTATCACAAAACACATCAAGTTTGGACCAATCCCAACAAAGGTATCAGTACCAAAGTAAATGTTAATTTCTTTAGTCCTCACAAAGGATGGAGCTCAGGGCCCACAGCATTATGGCATGCTGCTAGCCAAGGACACCGAGAAATTTACATATTTGGCTTTGACTACGAAGGATTAAATGGTAAATTTAACAATGTATATGCAGACACGTTCAACTATAAAAAGAGCGGAGACTCTGCTACTTACTACGGCAATTGGTTAAGCCAAACTGAAAAAACGATCAAAGAATTTAGGAATACTAAATTTTACAGAGTGGTCGTCCCCGGATCATTCACTCCCGAAAAGCTAGGTCCTACACTGATTAATCTTAGTCATATTACTTTTAAAGAGTTTAATCAAAAATATCAGGATACTATATATTCTAGCGAAATCGATCAAAAAACTACCATTTAACACCGGTTTGTAATCTGCGTGTTAAATAACTTACAGCCTTGCACTATAGGAGAATAAATCATGGCAAATAATAAGATTTTGGAACAAATGCTTGAGCATTTGGTCAATGACGAACAACAAAAAGCAGAAGAGCTATTCCACGAATTTGTGGTAGCTAAGTCTCGCGAAATCTACGAAGGTCTAGTAGAAGAAGAACTAGATGACGAAGAAGGCGAAGACGAAGATGAAGACAAGAAAAAAGATGAAGAAGTAGACGAAAACTTCGAAGACATCGCAATCGAAGCAGACGACGATATGGGCGACATGGGTGGAGATCCTACCGATGACCTAGAGTCAGAATTAAGCGGCGACGAAGAAGAAGATGGCGAGCAATCCGAAGAAGAAATCATGCAAGATCTCGGAGACATCATCGACGAGCTACAAGCCAAGTTTGATGCACTTCAAGGTGAAGAAGAAGATCAAGGCGAGTTTGGCGGCGACGACATGGGCGGAGACGACATGGACATGGGCGGCGACAAAGAAATGAAAGACGAATTTGATCTAGAAACAGTACGTGAGTATGTTGAAAAAGTTGGTAAGCCAACAGCAGGCGACAACGGTGCTAATGCTAAATCAATCGTTGCAGGTAAGAATGATATGGGCGGAACAGCGTCTAATATCGCAACAGGTAAAGAAGAAGCACCTAAGTATGCAGGTGCCGGCGGTGGACAACTAGGCGGATCAAGCCTATTCAAAGGTACACCAAAAGAAGATAATGCTGGTAATATCAACGTTCCAGGCGGCAAAGCAGGATCTGCTTTTACCAAGAAAGAACCAGGACATGGCGCAGAGAAAGCAGGCGCTAAAGAGTCCGCTGATAACAAGCAAAGCCTTTTCCGTGGTCGTAGATAATAGGATTCGACAAAGGTGAAAACTACTCTAGCAGAACATTTGAGTTTTGATCAGGCCAAGATTGTACTGGAGCGAGATGAGAGTGCGGACGGTAAGAAAACTCTGCACTTAAACGGCATTTGCATCCAAGGCGATATTCGGAATGCAAACCAGCGTGTTTATTCTTCTCAAGAAATTGGCAAGGCTGTCAAGACGCTCAACGAACAGATCTCTGGTGGATACTCAGTGCTAGGTGAAGTTGATCATCCTCAGGATTTAAAAATCAATCTAGATCGTGTTAGTCATATGATTACCAAGATGTGGATGGATGGTCCTAACGGCTACGGAAAACTAAAAATACTTCCGACTCCAATGGGGAATTTAGTTTCTACCATGTTGGATTCGGGAGTGAAGTTGGGAGTATCAAGCAGAGGCTCAGGCGAAGTAGATGGCGGTGGTAATGTTCAAGGCTTTGAAATTATCACCGTTGACGTAGTAGCTCAACCTTCCGCCCCGGGAGCTTACCCAACTCCAGTTTATGAACACTTGATGAATAATACAGGTGGATATAATGCATTTAAAATAGCAAGGGAAGTACAAGGCGATCCAAAGGCACAGAAGTATCTAGCAGAGAGTCTGAAAAAAATCATTTCAGGCCTCAAATAACAGTAGGAGAATCACATGATAGACATCGTAAAACAACTGTTTGAAAACAATGTGATTTCCGAAGAAATCAAATCGGAAATTGAATCCGCTTGGTCAAGCAGAATTCAAGAAAACCGTGATCTAGTCACAGCAGAACTTCGTGAAGAGTTCGCTCAGAAATATGAACATGACAAAGGTGCAATGGTAGAAGCTGTAGAAGCTATGCTATCAGATCGCCTACAAGCAGAACTAGGCGAACTTGCAGAAGATCGTCAAGGCCTGATTGAAGCTCGTGCCAAGTATTCTAAGAAAATGAAAAATGACTCCGCTAAAATGGAATCGTTTATCTTACATACTCTTAAGAAAGAACTTTCTGAATTACACGAAGACCGCAACCGCGTCGCAGATAATGTCGCAAAATATGAATCTTTTATCGTGGATACACTAGCGAAAGAAATCGCAGAATTCCATGCTGACAAGAAAGACCTAGCTGAAACCAAAGTTAAATTGGTTCGCGAAAGCAAAGCTAAGTTTGAATCTATCAAGAAAGAATTCATCGCTCGTTCATCACAAATCATCGAAGAAACAGTCTCTAAGGGATTGAAGTCTGAGATGACTCAGTTGAAAGAAGACATCGAATCAGCTCGCAGAAATGATTTTGGTCGCAGAATTTTTGAATCGTTTGCCAGCGAGTATGCTGCAAGCCATCTCAATGAGAAATCAGAGACAAGCAAACTGCTAAAGATTGTTCAACAAAAAGAACAGGAATTAGAAGAAGCAGCAAAAATTGTTGCAGATAAAGAAAAACTAGTAGAAAGCAAAGAAGCAGAATTACGCATCGCAAAGGATATGGCATCTCGCAAGGCAGTTATGAGCGAATTGTTAGGGCCACTAGGCGGTGATAAGCGTTCTGTAATGGGCGAATTACTAGAATCAGTTCAAACTGAAAAGCTACGTGCAGCTTTCGACAAATACCTACCAGCAGTAATGAATGGCGGTACACCGGCGAAGAAAGCACTAACAGAGGCTAAAGAAATTACAGGCGATAAAAAGGCACAACAATTCAGTGGTGAGGAAAGAACCGCTGAAATATTTGACATCCGCAGGCTTGCGGGACTTAAAGTTTAAGGAGAACTATAATGTCACAACTACTCGAGTCACGCTGGTCGGAAACCAAAGAGGCACTCTTAGAAGGCCTAAATGGTAACAAGCGCTCAGTTATGGCAGCAACTCTGGAAAATACCCGCAAGTATTTGGCAGAGAGTGCTACAGCTGGTGCAACTTCCGCCGGTAACGTTGCAACCCTAAATCGTGTGATCCTACCTGTGATCAGACGTGTGATGCCTACGGTCATCGCTAATGAATTAGTTGGCGTTCAGCCAATGACAGGCCCAGTTGGTCAGATCCATACTCTACGTGTTCGTTATGCTGATTCTTTCAGCGATGGCACAGGTGGTTCTACAACAGCTGGAGAAGAGGCACTAAGCCCATTCAAGATTGCTGAAGGCTATTCTGGTGTTGCACCAGGTAAAGCCGATGCTACAGCAGCAAAAGAAGGTGTTGCTGGTAACAAACTAAGCATCCAAATCTTGAAACAAACCGTCGAAGCTAAGACACGTAAATTGTCAGCTCGTTGGACATTCGAAGCAGCACAAGATGCACAAGCCCAACAAGGCATTGACATCGAAGCTGAGATCATGGCAGCTCTTGCACAAGAGATCACTGCTGAGATCGACCAAGAAATCATCCGCAGCTTGACAACACTTGCTGGTTCTAGCAACAACGAAAACTTCGACCAGTCAGCAGTTTCTGGTACAGCAACATTCGTTGGTGATGAGCACGCCGCTATGGCAGTTCAAATCAACCGTGTAGCAAACAGAATCGCTCAGCGTACACGTCGTGGTGCTGGTAATTGGGCTGTGGTTTCTCCACAAGCTCTAACAATTCTTCAAAGTGCTACAACTTCTGCGTTCGCAAGAACAACAGAAGGTTCATTCGAAGCACCTACAAACACCAAGTTTGTTGGTACATTGAATGGCGCAATGAAGATTTATGTCAACACATTTGCAGTTGAAACTTCGGGTTCAGACAAAGTGTTGATCGGTTACAAAGGTTCTTCAGAGTCAGATGCAGCGGCATTCTATTGCCCTTACATTCCTCTAATGAGCTCTGGTGTTGTTTTAGATCCATCAACATTCGAACCAGTCGTGTCATTCATGACACGTTATGGTTATGTTGAGTTGACAAACACAGCATCTTCTCTAGGTAATGCAGCAGACTACCTAGGTACTGTAACAATCAGCAACGCAGTATTCAGCTAATCAAACGTTTTACGTTTCAAAAAGGCCCTTCGGGGCCTTTTTGTTTGGCTTAAATATCTAAGTTATGCAGATAGAATCAGACAAGGATTTTCTAGAATTAAGAAAACAGTTTAATGTTTGGAGAAAGCGTTTTCCAATG